CAGACAATTTTACAACACTTGTTACATAATACAAGAAATCTGAAGGTAAGCTATATTGCATCGAATTATCAGCGAATCCTGATTGCGGGTTTGTATTCTAAGTAGATGTGACAACAAGAGGCTGTATATCCGATATAGCTTTTGTATCTGCTTCAAACGGAGCTCTCCTCTAGTTGTTGCCAGTAACCTTCTGTGCTATCAAGGCAAGATAGGCTTTATTAAGAATTGTAGCAATTTCGTAATTTGTAAGCGACGGATATGACGAAGTAACGTTAGCTTTGTCATATTCAATCATGAATTTTATTTTAATATCGTTGTGCGCCATATCTCGTTGTATTGATCGTTAGATCACTTATTTTCTACTTCGTTAATAATAGAAAGCCTCAAATCTTGGTTCTTCTTGTTGTCAAGATATGCGATAGCGTCAACAAGCGAATCAGCAAACATATCTGTACCATAGAAGTAATGTGTCTTATCTTTACGAATAACACCCTTTGCAATAGCATTCTCAAGAAGGAACTCTGTCTCTTTAGACTTGTTATTTACCCACTTATCAAAGAACTTCTTAGGATTCTTATCAACTTGATTAAACAGAGTAGACTCAACAAGTTCATTAGACATACGATCTGCACTCATACCAAACAGTCTGAGACACTGACGCATCTGCTCAAGCGACAACTTATCGAATTCCTTAATAGCATCACGACGCATCTTATTCTGCTTATTCTGCTCAATTGCCTCAGCCTCACGGTTGATCAACAGATAGTCCTTACCAGCATCAAGCTTATCAAGTGATGTAGCAACACGCTTGTGACCGCTAAGGAACTTAATAATCATAGCCTGACGAGGAATAGAATCGTCGAGAATAAGTGTACGTGTACCAATCTTTACTGAGAATGTAGTCCAGAAGTCAGACGTCTTAGAGAGATGTCCGTCTTCATAACCAAGAGCTTTCTCAAAATACTTCTCATCTTCTGGGGTGAGACCCGTATATATCGACCCGGATCGTGTATAGTATGGGGCAATGTAATCAAAACAATTCTTATACTTGACCAGCCCAATCCAGGGATTCTTCTTTTTAATTTTAAGTTCAACTACCATAATTTACATTAGTATGTTGAGTATCGAACAGGGGGCCGGCCCCTCGAACACGCCCACAGCCCCCGTCGAATACTTATATGTTTTTGATATGTGCATTAAATACCGCTATTAGCGATCTCAGTATCCTCTGCGTCGCAGTACAGAATACCACAAGACAGCGGGTTACGTACGATGATACCAACTTCACCAAGGAAGTGAACCTGATAACCATCACGGCTATTAGAACGGAGTGTGTTAATGCTATTTGCGTAGCCATTAGGAGCTACAGAACCGCCAGTATACCACTGAACGAATTCACGACCCTTACGACAAACCTTAACGATGTTAGACTGACCGTCGAAGTTGCTAATGTTAACAAACAGGAACGTGTAAGACATCAGAGGCTTACCAGTCAGCGGGTGAAGCTGACGGAACATTTCCATATTGTCGAACATAGGACAACGCTTCAGAGACAGCGTAATACCATTAGTCATGTTGTAAGTAGTGAACTGGCCACCGAGGGTCAGGTTCTGACCACTACCAGTAACGAATACATTATCGCACAGGTTAAAGCTAGCAACCTTCTCCTTCAGGATACGGTCGAACTCACGAATACCCATCTCACCGGTAAGAGCAACGAACTTACGCTCGTTAGTACCGAGGATGTTGTAGCAGAGGTCGAACAGATAATCCTCAAACAGCTCAGCTGTCAGCTTGGTGTAGTAACGAATGTTAGCCGGGCTAATCTGCTCGAACAGACCAGACATCGTGGGAACGGGACGACCGTTGGTACCCTTATTGATATAAGTACCATCGCTCAGACGGTTGCTCTTAGAGAAGAGCAGAGCGGTTTCCTCACGCTTCTTCCACTCACGCAGAGCCTTCCAGTACTGATAGTCAGACCACAGATAAGACTTCTTACCAGTCTCAGGATCAGTCAGAGCGATAGCAAGTACGGTGCTGTAAGCATCACCAGTGATATCGTATGTCAGACGGAGATTCTGCAGATGGTTGCGCATCTTAAACGGAGTCTGATAGTTGATGATATCAGCCTCGTCGCTGTACTCCTCGTAAGCAGAACCGATACGGCTTACCTGACGACCAGGAAGCAGGAGCTCACCAGGAATATAAGCGGCCTGTGAACCGTCAATTACATAACACTCGTATACCCAGGTGCTACCATCCTGATAAGGAAGACCAGTAGTACGAACCTGGAAGTGGAAATCGTCGAAGCTAAGAACGGCACCAGGACCGAACCAACGCTCCTCCAAACCGAGGTAGATAGGAGTGTTGCCAAGACCAGGAGTCATAGTGTTCTGGTTATAGTTAGCCAGAGATACTTCCTGACCATTCCACTTAGCAAAACGAATATTAACAGCGTGATCGCTGTCAATCTGTACGGCCCACTCTACTTCGCGATTCTCAACAATCATGGTCTTACCCAGACCACCTGTGAGCAGATCGATAGTCGTAGAAATACCGTCATCTTTGGTACCAAATACCAGTGAAAGCAGACCAGAGATCTCATGAGGCTTGGTCAGCAATGCGTTTGAAATCATGTTCTCATCAACCAAATCGCTGAAACGCTTTCCGCGATAAAGCTGAAGATTGTTAAGTAAAGTATTATTCATATATATTTATAATTGTGTGCATCAGAACATACCACCTATAAGGTCTGTTACTGATTTTGTTTTATCATCGGCATTATAAGTGCTATGATTCTTTGCACTATGCCTTAACATTTTCCTAAGTTTATCAGCAGCGGATGTCTCTCCGGTATTCTTTGCACTAGAAATTAAAGAATCAGCTTTCATTGTGAAGTATGCAGATTCGATCAGATTCTTTGAAGGATTTTTATTGAAGTCTTTTGTATATTGTGACTGTCCATTCTGATCTACCTTGAAGATATAATCTAACAAAGTTTTGCGGTCTTCTTTAGGAATTGCAATACCGCGAATATTAGTAAGTTCATTAATACTCTTAGTTACTTCATTAAAGAACTGTCTTGATTGTTCTTCTTGCTGTTTTGCAAGCTCCTCTTGCTGACGCTAAGCTTCTTCTACTTCTTTTTTGCGAAGTTCTTTAAGTCTATCCAAAGCATCCTCAGATTCCTCATACAACATATCACTATCCTCGTAACGTGTTATCTTCTTGTTTATTTGTTCGTCAGTATAGCCATTGCGTTGCATGAGTTCACGTACAACTGCCTTTTGATTATTCTCATCTTCGAGATCAATGTTATCAAGAGTAATAGCCTCTTGCTGTCTACGATAGAAATCCTCAAACTTTCCTCCATTCTTTACGTACTCGTCGAGCGCCTGTATACGATCGTCCGCGTACTCAGGCTTGGAGTTCTCAGTAACAACAGCTTTCATATAATCTGTCAACTGATCTACTGTAAGAGGTCTATCTTTCTCATCGATCTCATCCATATTCCACCCAAGTGACTGTCCGAGAGCATCGAAGAAGAGGCCAACTTGTTCGGCCTCAATTACATCGGCTTCTGTAGGATCTTCATTATCTTCAGGATCCTCTACAGGAGGCTCTGCAGGAGGTGTAGGCGGTTCTTGGTTGTTGTTCACGGGAGGGACCGGAGTATCGTCCACGTGTGCATTTGGATCCTTTTCGTTTGGATCCGGTTCATTGCCGTCCTCAGGATCTTTCACTGGCGGCTCATCAAGTATCTTATCATCATCGACATCATCTGTAAACGGGTTGATATCGTCGAGGTTTGTTACACCTCCGCCTTCTTCGGCGTTTGTATAGATATTACCAAGTAAGTTATCAAATTCTGTCGGAATTGTATTCTTTTTCTTTGCCATATTATAATATGTAAGTTAATTTGTACAGTTTATTCTGTTATATTAATGTTTCCACTTCTTTGCGTTTAAAGCAAATATTGCCATCTTCTTTTGTTCAGGTGTACCGTTCTCTTTAAACCAAGAAGCAGAATGTCCCGTTCGTTTCTTTAAAGCAGTAAATTTACCACGGTTTGCTGGTTTAATGTGTATAGGAGACTTGCCATCTTTATACTACGGATATCCTATCTAAGGCATATTGTATTCAGGATCCCATTGAGAATCTTCGATCAAATCTATAATATTTGGCAACTATATTCTGGGTCTCAGTTTAAGTATCGGCTTTCCTGATATATAAGGACTTATATTAGGATTATAAGTAGATATTGTTTGTTCTGCAGGAATGGTAGGACGCACTGCGGTAGATACTGGTTGAAGTATTATAGGTTTGGGCTATTCTCCGACGGTCTATTGAAGTGCTCTTTTGTTAAAGTAATCATAAAACTGATCTCCATAATCTATTCTAGATTGTTGTCTGCCAGCCTTGTTTCTTTCAAATGTAGATCTAAATGCTTCCGCAGCATCTCCTCCAGTTTTATATTGCCCGTATTTATAACTCCTTCCGTTAGTATACCCTTTAACTTTACCGTTGCCTGTTATTTGATCATACACAAACTACAACTGCGTGTCTGGATCTAAATTGCCATAAACAGCCTTTACTGCAGTCTGCATATCGGGACTCATCTATACATATCCGTGGTATCCACTACTATTTTTAGCATTGTGCCTAAACGAAGATTCTTTAAATATATTCGCAGCAATACCTGCGATATCTTGACGACTCATTCCCAGGTTAGAAAAATAATCATGTATGTGATGTAGCGTATCCAGCTGTTCTCTATCCAAACCATCGACCACACTCTCCTTTCCTCTATTATACCTAGGAAGTCCTGCATCATATATCTCAGATACGGACTTACCGTTCTTATAAGCGTTAAATCGCTCTCTAAATGCTGTTGTATCTTTGCCCATATCCGTCTATTCTATTGCTAAGTAGATTAGCAACGACGTTGGTCA